GTTAATTGTTATACTAATCGTTACTCTTAAAAGTAAACAGAACTTGATCCTGGAGTGAACTCCTGGCCAAGACCCTGTACGATAATAACGTGATAGTAAAGGTTACTACCAAAGATGTTATCAACAACTCCGTAACGTGTAAGCAAGCCTACGCGTGGTGCGAAGTCGTTAGGTCCGATTGTACGCTGTACCATAACTGGGATGTATGGGCAGTAAATAATACCTGTGTCATAGAACTCAGGTCCCTTATATCCAAGGAGTGCGTACTCAATACCGTCTTGACCACCGCCACCAACTGTCTGGCCGAAGTTACCATTGTAGGTAGCTTCTGTACGGGTATCACGGTAAACGTTGAAACGACCGCCGATAGAACCGACCTTGCCGATACCTACTGGCTGAGTATTGACGTCACCAGCAACTGGGACCCACTGGAACTCAGGAAGCATCTCAAGGATAGCACATACACGAGGAGTAGCAACGATGAAGTTAGCAGCACCACGACGGTTACGTACAGCAATGCGGTTAGCTTCGATAATCAAACGCTGATAGAAGTCACGGTTACGCTCAACGAGCCAGCGACCATCTGCAGAAGCAGGTGACCAGACCGAGAAACCTGGACCATAACCAGCACCAAGTGCAGCTTGGATCATGCGCATGAGCATCTCACGATCGATTTCAGCTTGGATCTCGTAGCTCATTGCATTAGTGATCTCAGCGTCAATGTCGATGCCGTTCATGTTCTTAAGGTCTTGCTCAAGCTCAACGGACCAACGAGCACCAAGGCGGCGTGTACCGGCCTCAACTGCTGTCTTTTCGAACTTAACTTCAACCTGCGGGATGTTACCAGTAATCTCAAAAGCAGAGAGAATCTGTGCAACACCTTGGTCGTTACCGTTGAAATCCCAGTAACCAGTAGCACCTGAAAGCTGGTTGTCACCGGATGCACCAGTGAAACGAGTATCAAGAAGCTGATAACCAAGTTCCGCGTTCGGAAGGCTAGCTGAACCATTATATGGAACACCATCTCCTTCGGAAGGAGTAGATTTACCATCGACACCAGTACCAAGTGAATCAGACTGGTAAGCATAACGCAAAGCGAATGCAAGACCAACTGGGCCACTCATGGGCTGAACACCAACGATATCGTTAGTAATGAGCTCAGGGAATGTACGACGGATCATCGGGATGAGCACCTTAGGAAGGCGAGCATCGTTAGGTGCGTAAGTATCACCGGATCCAATTTGCGAAGCTGGGTTGAACTGAACACCACCTTGTGCAGCACCACCAAGGGCACCGCCACCAGCGGAGTTAGACTCTTCCAAGCACCATTTCTCTTGGTTCTCCAAGAGAACAGCCGTGTTTAAACGGGTGTGAGCATCGTCGATTGCCTTAACGGAATCGGATGTATAATCAAGCACTGGAGCCCACTTTTCCAAGAGGGCATTAGCGCGATCTTTATCAATAAATGATTGTGGTTTATTCATAATTTTCTAAGTTAATATATTTTTGTTTATAATGTAATGGGGTAACCCCAAATGACTCAGGCACCGAATGCCTCAATGTTTATGAATCAAACTAAATTACTTCATCAAGTCCAGCCCTTCAAGATAAGGGTTTGATGGTACTGATGGTTTAGCTTTCTCCTCAACAACTGTTTTTGGAGCATCAGCCTTCACAGTGCGATTGCTGATTGCTTCCTCACGAATAACTTCAAGTTGCTCTTTTTCCTTACGGTCAAAGAGACGTGCAGTGTATTCGAAATTCTCTTCGATAAATCTTGGAGACTTATCTGATAAAACTTTCTTAAGATAAGCAGACTTCTTACCACTAAACTTAGCACAACGATTCTCAAGGAATGCAGCAGACTTAGCCTGATTATAATTCTCATTAAGAGTTTCGTTAGTTTTCTTAAGTTCAGCAATTTCAGCTTTGAGCTCGTCCATTTCATTCTTACCGTCAACAATTGCTGTCTTAACTGACTCAGCCATAAGTGACGAGTCAACTGCAAGTGTTGAGCGAAGATTGTTAAGAACGGTCAGAGCCGTGTTATTACGAGTTGCTTCTTCAATTGAAGTCATTGGAACTGCTTCGTCAATGTATTCTTCAATATAATTAGAAATAGACTCAACAAGTGTCTCTTTAAATGTAGAAGCACTCTCATTAAGTTCTGTTTCATATTTTTTAATAACATTGCCTAACTTAGAGGCATTGTTCTTATCTACAGCTTCGACAATCTGTTGCATCTTAACTGTATGGTCTTTATCAATTTGATTGATAAGAGCCTCAAGTTTTTCAGCATAAAGTTCATCTTGGCCCGCCAGTGCAGCTTCAACAGAAAGCTCAACTTTCTCTTTAAGTGCAGTCTCGATTGTTCCAACTGATTCTTCAGTAAGAGCATCTTGTAGTTCTGTTGGTAGTAATTCTTTATTCATAATTAAAAGAGTGGTTTTTCTGCTGCTTGACGAATTCGTGATTCGATCTTGTCTTGAACAGCTGACTGTAAATATTTATTAGCGACTGCGTAGTTTTCGCCAGAAATAGCATCAATAAACTTAATTATTTTGTCTTTTGTAGATGTTTCTTTAGTTTCTTTAGACATATTGTTATTTATTCAGGTTAAAATGTTAATCAAATCTTATTAATAAATGTCATAATGCGCTCGAGAAGGTATTTCTCAACTTCTCTCTTTGGAAGCTTAGCAATACTCTTTTCAAATTTATCATAAATTTCTTCATACTTACCATCTTCAGCAAGTACCCATTGCTTAGATTCTAAGATACCATTAACAAAAGCTTTCGGATATGATGGATCGGCAACGCAATCTATAGCTACAAGCTTCATATTACGAACGGTGTTATACTCACTACTCTCCTCCAAAGTACCTAGCGCGCGTGAACTCATACCTACTTTAACACCATCATTAACTAGTGAACGAACAATCTGTCCACATGGTGTTGTAAGTACTTTTGACTTACCATAAAAAACGTTACCATCTTGCGTAAGCTCAGTCACCATGTGACATGCTCTTTCAAGATCAACATCTGCAGATGAAGGGTGATTTAACTCACCCATAGCACGACCTGGCTTTACAAAATTTTCATTATATGAAGCAACTTCACGCTCGAGTTCATTACGTGGGTAAAAACGCTTATTGCGATTTACTCCTTCAGCCATCATATAAGGACCTTTAATAAAAAGAGATTTTGCACTGTCCTTGTTGGTCTGCTCTTCGAAGACTTCAAACTGATCTACGATATCTGGATTCTCACAAACAAGATTTAGTTTAACTGACATACGTATATTTATGTCAAAAGCTTATGAAATCTCCTTTTCTGTTAAAATTAAAAATTTATAGTTACGACCATCACAATATTTCCTCGCGGCTGCCCACTTAGCTTGATTAGTTACATATTGCTTTTGCTCGTATATGAGATGCTCACGCTTTCTATATTTAGTTGTTGGTGGTTTTGTTTGATTGTATGGCTTTATCTCAACACAATATTTTGTAATTTTTTCACCTTCCTTTATAACAACGTAATTATCTACATGGTACCTATGCGTTCTTTTAGTTAGTGGGTTATAATATGGTATCTTAATATTTTCAGATCCCCACCTTAATACTTTTGGATTATTATCACAAAACCTAAAAAATTTTAACTCTAAACCAGATCTATACACTGCCCGTTCCCCAATAAATTTATCTTTATTATTAGGTACAAATAAACCTTGGCGATATTTTTTGTTTTTATTCATTAACCAACAATAAATCCAACAGGATCATTACTACCAAATCCAGATGTTGCCCCTGTCATAAGCTCTTCTTCAAGCTCTGCTTTACGTTGCTGACCTTCTTGCAATAAATCATAGTTGAGAGAACCTCCACCAAGTAAACTAACCTGACCAAACTTACCTCTTACTCGACCGATAGTAACCATTGATAGGGCTAATGCATACTCATACACCCACTGCTCTTTAATTACATCACGTATTGAACGCTCTAAATAAGTGGAAACTACACCGTAAAAGCGCTCATGTTTTGGTTGCGGATAAATTCTTAAGTATTGAGACCGCTCATCAAATACAAGATCTCGTTTAAGGGCTAGCATTTTTTCGCGTGTATCAATAAATTCTTTAAGAGTATACCAAGACACTAGATCAAATCCATAATTACCCATAGCATATGAGAAGTACGTTTGTTGTGCCATAGTCTGCTCTAAAGTAAATAATGTATTAATACCAGTATTTGAACCTTCTTCAAAGTCCGTAACAGCTATAACCTTTCTGTAATCCATTATATCATAATCATATACATTTTGATACGTTGTCATACTACTAGTAGACCCTCCACGTGATAATGTGCGCCTTTGATTAGCAATAAACGTACCAGATAAAGATTCGTCAAAGGTTGTTAATGTATTAACGAGCGTGTGATCGAATAATTCTCCTTCATTAACACCATCTGCAAAGTCTGCCGATAAAGCAGATGAACTCGCGAACACAGATGATAATACATCTGATTCAGCAGTATAAACAATATCAGGCGTCTCACCATAAAACTCTGAACTTGGTCCTAGTGGATTGGTACCTGCAATTTTTTTAGCAGTTGTATCTAAGTCAGTATTCGCAAGAGTATAAAGAAGATCTAATCGTATACCTTTATTTGTCTCATATAAGTTAGAATCAAAAATCATGTATTCACGTGTATAACCAGCAAACCGTGTATAATATTCAACTGCGATTTGAATATTTTCATTAAGCTGGTCGGAATGTATCTCTAAAGATACAACAGGATAGCCTAAAGCTCTTTTAATTCTATCACCTAATCTATTATACGTTTCAATTTTATTATTAAGATTAGTTGATAGGAAAGCTGAAAGAGGTGTTATTTCACATGCAGATGCCATACAATTATTTAATCCACTACCTCAAAAAAGGTACCTAAAAGTTATGGTATATAAGATACAAAGTATTAAATATTGATATGGCTTACCAAGTAACTATAGTTCCAGCAACAAGTGGGCAACCAGATGGTCGTTACACTGAGGCTTATCTCGCAGATTTTATCAATACTACTGTAGTACCTACTAGTGGTGCTGTACTCACTCAAATTTTAGAAAATCGTGGCTCTAACCTTATCTTGGTTTGGGACGATAGTCTATAATTGATATTAATTTAACAAGGCCGCTCCTAGGAGCGGCTTTTTTGGTGTTTACGTATCAGCTCCTGCATCCGGCCCTAGGTCAGCTGCGGCATCTAATTCTTCTGCTCCTGCATCTGCTGTATCAGCTTCTCCTGTATCTGCTGCACCACCTCCACCAAACTCAGGAATACCACCATCCCCGCCACCTGCAACACCACCACCTTCGCCGCCAATTTCTGCTTCAGCTCCTGCGGTGGCAGCTAGCTGCTCTTTCCACATTGGTCCCGCAGCTTGAATCTGAGATAACTCCCATTGCATTTCAGCATCTTTACGAAGGAACTCTCTATTAGCAAGAATATCACGATCCTTCCAACCAAGATACTTTTTCTGTGCATAAGTAACAGATATAAATTCATTACTCGCAAGGGTATTAAAGTTACCAGCCTTAAGCTCTAACTTCTGAGACTCACGCATTTCAAAATAGTTAGTTGGTGGGTTGAAGATAACCTCTAGATTAGTTTCAACCAACTCTAACTCTTTCCATAAGCCCTTTAATTTAAGATGGGTAATAAATCCTCTCTTAACTGCAGTCGCAAACCGCTGCTGCTGCCTAATAATAAACTTTGCAAACTTAAGTTCTTCCCGTAAGATACTTGATGGATCAACTGTACGATCTTCTGGATCAATACGTGTTGCCGGTACTTTAAGTGATCGATACAGCTTCTTAATAAAGTACATTAAGTCAGCTAACTCTCCAAGGTTAGCACCTCCTGGAAGCTGTGTAACAGAAGTACCCTCAGACCCTTGACGCTTAGCAAACCAAAACGCGTCAAGCATTGATTGTGGATTAAACTTATTAACTACACTACTTTGATCATTATCGAACGTCTTTTTAGACCAGTAATTCTGAATAAGCTTGCGCAAATAAGCTTCTGCTTTAGGTGGCGCCATGTTACCAACATCGACGTTAAATACTAAACGCTCTGGCGCCCTCACTAGTCGGTAAATAACAATTGCATCTTCAATTAAGGATAGTTGACGATATGGTCGACGTGCATTCTCCAAAAACGGTACTACAAAATCCTTTGTATCGTTATATACACCTGAATTAGCATAAATTAACTGATTTTGCTCCATTGGAATCATTTCAGTTTTCTCTATTTTTTCAGGTTGAGTGGTGCTAAAAATTGGCTTTTTGTAAATATACCCTTTAACAAGCATATTTTGAATATTGTTATAAACGGGGTCGACAATTTCCGCTGGAATATTCATTAACCCTAAAACACCTTCTTGAGTATAATCTTCATGTAAAATAAGCTCAAAAAAGACTTCACCTTCAACTAACAACTGACGAAAATACTGCCAACCTTTTGATCTAAGTTCGAAAAAATCAACATATTTATCAAACTCTTCATCTAACCCTTTCTTATCATCTACTGAAAGATCAATATTTTCGTAGTGAATTTTAGCTGCGCGTCCACTTTCATCAATATTAATACACTCGTCGCAGATTTCATCTAAAGCATCTGATACTTCAGAATAAGCTGCCATAATACGATAGTCGCGTAACCGACCACTTTTATTAGCATCTAGAGATGCGTACATTACATCCTGGAAAGAACCATCTTTACCAAAATCACCGATAGGTATATTATTGTACGGGTTAGAAGATGTAACGGATGCTTTCGCTAACGCTTCTGCCCTTTGTGTACCATGTTTTGCAAAGTACTTATACTTCGTATTGAGTTGATCGTCTTGTTGACTTGCGTACGGTAATCTATTTGAGATATAACTCACTAGATTTCTGCCAAACGTAGCAGCTCTACCGTCATTTGTTGGAGAAGTATCAGCCATCTTTAGTTATTTATTCTGCGGTGAAGTGGAAGCCATCTATTTCTGCTGAAGTCTTCCATCCCGCTTGGTTTTTGACAATAACATCAAATTTACCAGAAGCAGTAAGAGCTGGTATCATGATGTTAAGGATTTGATTATTAAGTACATTCCACTGACTATTTGGTAGAATGTAGCCGCTCACTTCACCTGTATAAGTTGTATTTACTGCTGTGAAACCTGTTGTAATAGCGCTGTTTGAACTGAGCATTATAAACTCTGTTCTATCATAGTTATCACCATAAAAGGTATAACTTCTTCCTCCAGATGATAAACTCCGTTTAATTGTGATAGGATTATCAATTGGTAATAAAGAACCAGATGTATTAAAGTATACATTTGTAATATCAGGTATACCTGATAATGAAATTGTTTCTATATCTGCAACTGATGTTAATGAGTCATAGAACGACTCATATTCTAGAGACGATAGACCTTGATTGAAGTTAAAGTCTGGCCTTACGTTTACAAAATTATTTTCAATAAAGTAAATTGGAGAAGATCTTTCATTTTTCGATCTAAATAACCAACCCTTAATAGTAAATGATGTGTCTGCAATAATTCTAAATTTATCACTATATGTTGTTTCAGTAGGTGTATTTAAATTAATATTTTTATCCCATAAAACTTCAGATCTAATTTCTATAGAATTATTAACATTATCTGATACTGGCTCTTTCCATGATAAAATTATATACGGGTCCGTATATGGTACGAAGTTGGAAATAATTTGATCCATATCTTGCATGTATCTGCAAAGTATAGACATGTTGACAGTTAAGTTTACCGGTGTGGGGGTTCTAATAGCTGAAGCGGAATTAGCGTTAGCATAATTTTCAAAATTATCAAGCTTATTAAAAACTCTTTCCGTATCATATGCTACGCTAGCTAAATTAACAGCAACAACTGGAAGTTCTATATTTTTAGCTTTGTTAACTATATCGTGCATTATTCGCTGCTTAGGAGCAAACACATACCTAACACCGATTTCTTGACGCGCATTATTATTTTTGTCGTAGCGTTTAATAACTGTGTCATCAAAAGCTGCTACAAACTGCGTTAAGAGATCCTTAACTTCAAAGTTGTAGGTGTAATTAACCATTGTATATATTTAATGCTTAAACAAATCTTTCGAGGAAGTATTTTGGTAACTTATGCTTAGACCTTAAAATACTATCCACAATAGTACCATCCAGTATATATGTAATACATGTATCCTTTTTAGAACGAACCCCTCTTCCACATGATTGAATCAACGAGCATAACATTTTATTTTGATACCAATCAAAATCATTTTTCATCATTCGTTCAATTCTAACATCCTTGGTAGGTAAGAAAGGAGCTTTAATAATTATTTGAAACTTCGCTAGATCTCCTTTTAAGTCAACACCATACGACATGGACGGTGATACAAGCACAGTTGGATCTACACTAGACATATGTTTATCTAGAATATCCTCATTCTTAATACCAGGCTCGCGATATAAAAATCTATCTCCATATAACATAGTACCTAATTTAGCTGTAATACTATTATTTTGAGAATGAATAATACCTTTATCGTTTACATGATGATTACATATTTCTGCTACCTGCTTAATAATACGAGGGAGGTACTTATCCATTGTATGATAGTTTAACTTATACTTTGGATTACAAACAATAGGAGCCTTTTTAGGGTCAAACGTTGATTCAGCTTCAACATATTTATAGTCTTCAATTCCTAAAGATTTACAAAAATTATCTGGATCAATAATTGTAGCTGACATTAGGATTACCTTATCTGCATAATCAAATAATCTATATGCTAACTTATTAACCTTAAGGGGCATAAATGTAATTCCTGTAGCATCCTTTTCATAAACGTACTCAGACTCTTGCCACGAATCGGTAACTAACCCGACTTTACTTTGCAAGTTCATTATACGTTGCATATTAGTAGTAAGATCTAGAATAGCCTTTTTATTATTTGTTTTCTTAACAGCAAGAATATCTTTAATCTCTTCTATTTTATCAGTAAGATCGATTTGCAGCTCTGTTAACCATTTAACTGCCGGCATTCGTTTTGTCAACGGTCTAATATCAACATCCATTCTTACGAGAAACTTGTAGTCAATTTTACAAGTAAATTCTTTAACTAATTGATCTTCTAACTCTGAAGCCTCATCACAAATCAAAAACTGTCTTTTCTTAAGGTGATTAGGTAAAGCAAAAAACATATTATAGTTTAAAGTATTAAACTGCGATACCAAAGCTTTATTCCTCGCCTCATAATATGTACACTTATTTTTAGCCCAGCAATCTGCCTTTAAATTAGCAGAATGCAAGCATGGCGCTACATCAACCGGATATCGCTCATCTATTGCGCATTGATAGTTTGACTTACCCTTAACGACTGCAGTATCTTTAAATAACTCCTTATACTGATCTTGTAATGCCTTAGTAATAGTTAAAGCTGTACAACCAAATGATGGCATCTCATCACACTCATCTTGATACGTATACCCACTCTGGGTACGTTTGTAAGCAGCGTATGAAGTAACTAGCTGACGAAATTCATCAGGGCTCTCTTCTGCAACATTACCTAATGTTTTTGATATAAAACTCTTACCACTTCCTGTAGGTGCATTACATACTACAAATTTACTACCTGTCTCGAATGCTTCATCAATACTTTTAAGTAGCTTAACTTGAGACGAGTTTGGATCGTATCCTTGTGGAAAGTGTTGCAATAAGTTATTAATCACCTATATCATTATAGTCTATCAACCCTATAAATCAACTTCATGTAGTGGCATTATATACAAATTTTCATTGTATATTTTGGACTTTTTTGATGAATCTAAAAACTTAACCTGTAAATCTAAATCTCCAAAATTTAGTAATTTGCTAAGTTTGTAGCAAAGAATAGTTTTCGATCCTTGTTTAGTTATTTCAAACGGATACGGTATTTCATATATACGCGTCCTTACTTCATCTTCTAAAGTCAATTTAGCATAGTGCTGCTTTATTTGAAAAATTCTTAATTTACCTTTTCTAATAATTTTACGATCAGTACATATAGCGACGGTTTGTAAAAGGTATGGTTTTATATGATCGGAAAAAATTTCAAGAGATACATTCATGAATTCATAAAGTTAAATTTTTGTTCAGGTGACATAGGATAAATGTTTTCATTAAAATATTCCCAAAAATCTTTATCCGGAATTTGTTGAATTAAATCACAAGAGTTCATATTAATAGTTCTATAATCTTGCATTAAAATATCCCATACAACTAAAACATTTTCTGCTGCTTCGTTAATTTTTTTCGGACCTCTTGGAGGTGCGTAGTTTAAAGTAACACGCCCGTTAACAGAGTTTAAAAGTTCATAGGACTTAGTGCATAGCATACGCCTTGCAGGGCTATCACCCGCACGAGGTCGTCGCCGTACAAATCTTACTTCACATACATTTTTAAGTAGTAGTGAATCAAGAGCTACTCTTTGAATTATCATCCTTTATTTTGCAAATGCCAAATAGTCTATCTTCATTTAGAAAAATACCTCTTTTAATTGTAGAGCCATTTACATCAATATTAGCAACAGTAACACCAAGATTATTAGGGAAGATTACAATATCACCTGGCTTGGTATATTCTGCATTCGGCCCTGCTAGAATAACCTTAGCCCTACGCCAAGCCTTCGTTAATGCGTTGGTCGGAACGAAAATACCATTACGCTGAATTTCACCTGTTTCATTATCATCTACATATTCAACTAGTAAGATATCGTCAAAAATCATTGTAAGTTCATACTCATCCGATAGTCCTACATCACCTTCGCTATTAGGTGACAGATCAATAAGATGTTTCTGGGTTGCAAGAGTGTCAATACTTCTTTGTGCCATGTCTATATTTACTTTAACTTAAAAATTAATCAAGCATGTTCTTATATATCTCTAGCTCCCTAACAGACATATTTTTATTTTTTGCGATCATCTTAAGTTGATCAGTCTCATCTTGCTTCTCTTTATCTTTTTTTACCTTTTTGATATAACTAATTCGTTTAAATTTTAAACGTGGTATTAAGTTATAATACATTTGATATGTTTTTTGCTTATCTGTATCAAAAATACCGCAATATTTATTAAGGGTCTCATTAACAAACCCAACTGTATCTTTACTATACATCGTAAGCCATCGATTAAACAAAAAGGGTACAAATGCTTGTTCGCCTTCCGAGTCTAAGGGCTCAGGCTGCTTACTCTTATTAGAGTAGAACAGTTTATTTTGTAACTGGAAGAAGTTCATTAATATATTTAGCGACTGATTTTGCAGTAAACCTATTATTATAAGTTTGTTGCTGCCGATCCTGCACCAATTGTAACATATCTGGATCAGATAGCAAATCCATAATAGTATTACCAACATTTCCAGACCAGTCATCTACTTGACAGATTGCGGCCTTTTTATAAATTTTTGTATTTGGCAGTTTTGGTGATACTACCACAGCACCACTTCTCATAGCTTCATAATGTCTAAATGTTTCCATACTTACATTACCAGCTGGGCATACTACAACTTTTGTTTCATGAAGTTTTTCTGAATAAGTGTCAGCATCTAGCCCCATATTAAAACCTTTCGATATATTAAAATCTAGTTTAGGTCTGTCATCAGACGACATATTCTGAAAGAAATTAATTACAGGATTCATATATTGTTGTCTATTTACTGACGCCATGTGACCTGCAAAAAATACATCAATTGGTCTATATTTTATAGGTCGGTTAATAAGTTTTTTATGCTTCTTATTATAACCGAGGGGAAACGAATGGACGTTATTACATTCTTGACTCGGCAATAAATATGCCTTAAATGTAGTAGCGTTATCTTTCCATTCTTGAGGAACATTATCAGTCATAAACTCGTCTGCTAGACCAATGATAACGTTTCTCTTATTTGTATTGAGTACTACTTTATCGCGATAATCCCATTCCTGGGTCATACTAACCACATGGAGCTGCGTATCACTATCAAAGTTGAGCTCTTTAATAACTCCTTGAATATAGTTCCATTCACAGAAGCCTTTATCAACTCCATAATACTCTGTTCCTGTAATCATTATACAATTACTTTTGTAGTAGCTACAAATTGATCTCTAATTTCGTAATTAAAGTAATTGCAAACTTTGATCATAAAACTTTCCGCGTCTTCATCTGATAGCTTTGAAGAGTATGCAAAACCAGGGGCATCTTTACCTGCATCAATATTAAGTGCTGTATGACCAAGAGTAACGTTGTCCTTACTATATGTAATCGATACACTTACCTTACCTTGATCACGCTCTTCACCATCAGAACCTGTAAACTTATCTATTACCATAAGATCATCACCTTTCATTGTAATAGGAAGCTTAATGTATTCAGAAATAATTTGCGCTACTGCAGTGTTAAATAAACGTTGAAAAGATACCGCACCCAACGGACACATATTAGGAATCTCCCAGCAAAAATTAATTGCATCTTTTGACGAGATAAAATCATCAGTTAAAGTATCCTCCAAATCAATAAGATTGTCTTTAACTTCCATCGGAGCGCGAAACGCTACAATATTACCGACGGGTGAAACATCTTTACGAAAATATTCATACGCAAATCGGTTATGAATTAAAGATCCATCATATATGTCTTGTTCTATAATCATTACTCTGTTAGTATATAGTACTATATCAAGAAGGCAAATACTTAGTTACTATAGGATTATCAACGTTTGTCCAGTATGTAGAACAATAATGACCGACCGGTCTTATACCATATACTTCATGGTTAGTTTTTACTTTTGTATATGCCATATCGTAAATAGCTCGGTTAATTATTTCTTCTCCAGCACCAACATGTACACCTTCTCTTTTATATTTTTCATAATCATCAAACATCTCTTGATAAATGTTCATGCAATTACCACTACCAAACATTAAGAAATCAGATAATACGGCAGGGTTACCACAAACATCAGGTGAAAATATTGCAGATTGTGTCAAATCATAAGCTGTAATATCGATAGGTGTTTCAACACACATATCAAATCTTGTTCTTATAACTGCGTCATATTTTTTATCTGATTTATTTAAAAGTTCAAATCCTCGTTTAGTACTATAAAAAAGAGATTTGTGAGTTACCTCGTAATCAGGCCCGTCGAAAGGTTTAGGTTCTTCAATTATAATATCTGTTGGGTTCCATAAGTCATATATAACACTTTCATCTTTACTTTCGTCTTTCCAAGTATGGATAAAAATGTCATACTCCTCAAAATCCACAATATTTTTTCTAAAAGAGTATATACCCTTATCTACAAATCTCTGCTGACCAAATATGACGATAGCTTTATTCATTTACTATATTTACTAATTTACGATATATTTGTCATCTGTATAAGATGCATCTCTAATCACAATTAAATCTGTATTCTTATGAAAAGATGACTCTGATACAGTATATGGCTCAAGTACAAATATTTCACCTTCACGAAATCTTTCACCATTTATTTCAACATCTCCAGAAACGACAATATTAATTTCTGTGCTTTTTTTATGGTAGTGATTTTGCGTCGGGGCCCCTTTCTTATACTTATGATAACCTACTTCAAATTTTTCAGTCTTTAACACTGAAGGATCAAAGTTGCCAACTACCCAACCATTTACCATATCCTTTATATTATACTTTTTCATTTGATTCAGCTTTAGTTATTCTTGGAATATGTCTACCACCATCAAACGTGGTTACTTGTAAAATGTTAATTATGAGTTCGAACATTTTTTTATCTACAGTTCTCGCTGGTATAGAAAAATAATTAGCGCAATTATGTCTTACTGCATGCTCAGCAGTATATTCATCAGATATCAATGCTGCTCTAATACCTTTATATTTATTACCAGCTATATTAACCCCCTGACCTGTTCGGCAAAACGCAATAACATGATCACTATAACCACGACTAACTGCTTCAACTGCTTGTGAAACATAATCATTATAATCACAATCTTTATTTACAAATGTACCATAATCAACATAACGTATACCAAGCGCATCTAAAACCTCACATGCTTGATTTTTAAGATTAAATCCGGAATGATCTGCGCAAATAGCAATAGGTTTATCACCAAATTTAACTAGTGTATGAGTTAAGAAAAACTCAAGCTCACTAGGTGTACCCATCAAATGCATTTTATTAACCTCTTCAATAGTAATACGCTTGCCGTTTTCAATCATTAGATTGTATAAGGGGCAGATATAAAATTCTCCTTTGGTGGTAATATCTTGATCGATCATTACCTTAGCATATTTTACAAAATCTGAACCTTTGGAGAACGTATACACTCCCACAGCAGCATTCTCACTTATAACTTCCTTTTCAGCAGTTCGTGTAACCAAATTATTGTCATCTAATTTTGCATAACTATATCCATTATTATTACTTTTAAATGTAAGAATAGTACCATCAACCGAGGTATCAATTTTTATCGGGTCAAAGAACGGTTCAAAGAAAACATCTAAAGTATAAATTAACAGTGGATCATCATTATTAATATGATCTTCAGCCATTAAACATGTTTCTACAGAACCCCGGGTAATTTTATCTAAAATAATAATTTTAATATCATCACCATACCGTTGTTTTAAAATAGTATCGAGCGAGTAATCACTTACATGGTCACGTCGTATACAGAAAATAAGATTACACTCATCCTTATTATCAATTGACTCAAGACTTAAATCAATCATTTGCGTATCACCTACCATTATAAGTTGTTTTGGCATTGCATAATCAGCGTCTACAAACCTCTGTCCTTTACCAGCAATAGGTATTAAAATATTAACTTTACTCATTATTCTTCTTAATTAAATTATATGTCATAGAATGTGCAATTGCAACTGCTTCTTTAACAGGTTTTTTACTAATCAAATTAGTAATAGTAGCTGCAGCAAAAGTATCACCTGCTCCAAGAATATTTACACCTTTCAAAATATCTTCTACTTTCGTTGAGAATGTATCTTGCCCATAATATGTGCTACCAGATGTATAATGTACAAGTATATCACCTTTAACATATTTACGGAGTTCTTCTATAGGCATCCATAAGTCTTCATCAGATATAAAAAGTAAATCTACATACTTTAAAACTTGCAAGTCCTTAAGGGGGTTACCAGCACAAATATCCGCAGATATTTTTTTACTTGTTAAGGATACCTCTTTAACAAAACTTAAATCATTGAGCTGGTTAAGGTATAATATATGTGACCAATCCGATATTTGTATGAAGGGGGTTCTAGTCTTTACAGATAATGTAGCTGTCGAAGCTCGACGAACTTTTTCCTTATCGACATAAATTAAAGCCTCTCCTATTTCCGTTGGTTCTATTCTAACATTAATATTATTTGAAAAATTAATAAAAGCTTTCCAGACGTTACCTACACTACCAATTGTTTCGTAAGATTTATTACCATCAAAAATAGTATCATATGTCAAATGGCCATATAATGTAACGTTAGAACTTGTCATCTTTATCTAAATTATAAAATAATTCTTCATCAAAAGGAGGTATTATATTTCTACTTTCACATACATCAAATAACTTATCTAAACAATTATCTCCTCCAACTCTATTCAAAATATTACCGCAGCAATATTCCCGAATTGTTTTAACAGCATCAGAGGGGCAAAAACTATACCCAACTTCTTTCATAATATTTAAATCAAAAATATCATCACCTACATAACACATTTCATCAGGTAATATATCATATGTACTTTTAAATATGTTTATGAAAGCGCTTTTACATACACCTCTAGATGCATAAAAATCTATTAACCTATTTTTTGCAATTGACTCATTAATATTAGTATCCCCTGAAAGAAAAATTACTTCTACACCAGCAGATTTAAATTTCTTAATAGCTGAAAAATCTTTATCACAAAACGTTTTATACTTTGCCAATCCTGTATTATCGTAGTATTTCTTACCATCGGTAAGAACACCATCTACATCTAAAATAAGTAATTTAATCATAGTAAATAATCTGAACAAATATTAATATCTTTAATATTATATTGTTGATTGGGAATTGCAACAACACTTTTACTATCATATTCAATATTCATATCTATACTATCAGAATGGTACCATTTATAACCATGACCTGTTAATACAACTAAATCACTTTCTTGGAAAAAGCAGTTTGTTTTTGCTTCTAATAAGTTTACAAATGCGGCATTATTTTTACAATGCAACCACAATTTATGCTGTAGTAAAAAATCTATCTGTATTTTATATTGAGGTAAGTCATGTCCTAAATAGTAATTACCTTTAAGATACCATACATCTGTCTCTACATTATAGCCTTGCTGTAAGGTTTCAATCAGGTAGTCGGGATGATTTTCAACGTCTTTATTTGGGCCATTTAAATTACCGCGATGTGATATAAACATTTTAAAGTTTGTAAGTTTCAACAGCTTTATTATCTTTATTAGCAGCAACCCAAATCATTTCATCGAGCATTTTTTCAAAGCTATATTCTGGCTTCCAGCCAAGCTTGTTTCTTAGCTTAGTTGAGTCTCCTTTGAGTAGGTGAAGTTCCTCTGGCCGTTCAAACTTTTGTGATGTTTTAACTAGATCAGTTGAAATACCTAAAGCATTAAATGTATAATCAACAAGTTGTTGTACTGTATGCGTTTCACCAGTAGCACATACATAATTATCAGGCTCGTCTTGTTGAAGCATTAACCACATTGCTTTAACGTAGTCCTTAGCATGTCCCCAATCCCGGCTTGATTCTAAGTTTCCTAGTACAATCTCTTTAGCACGACGATTCTTAATATCTACAGCTCCGTTAACAACTTTATTAGTTACAAAGTTAATACCGCGTCTCGGTGATTCGTGATTGAATAGAATACCATTACTAATATGCATACCATAACTGTTACGATAGTTATTGCAAATATTGTATGAAAAAACTTTCGCACAACCATAAGGACTTACCGGATCCATAGGAGTAGTTTCTCTCTGAAATCCATCTTTATCAATATTATTACCAAACATTTCGCTTGAAGACGCTTGATATATTCTTGAACTAGGGCAAGTTAGTCTAATTGCTTCAAGTAAATTTAATGTACCGAGACCAGTAGCTTCAGCTGTATATATCGGAGCATCAAAACTAACACGAACATGAGATTGCGCGGCTAAGTTATAAATCTCATCAGGACCTTCAGCCTGTTGCAACACACTAACTATTGATGACATATCAGTTAAGTCAGCATAGACCATATTAACTCGACTAAAAATATGATCTACTCTTGTTGTATTATATTCTGGTGAAGAATTACGACGAATTGTTCCCCAAACCTCATAACCCTTATCAAGAAGAAGCTCTGCTAGATAAGAACCATCCTGACCGTTAATACCAGTTATTAGTGCTGTTTTCATTTTAATATTTTTTAATAATGTTACAAATTTGTTCCACTTCCTGATCACTCATACCTTGATGATTAGGTACATAAAAACCATATTCATGTACAGTTTCTGCATTAGGATTGTTAACCTCCATCCCACCGAAGTTTTTCCACATTGGACTTCTTGTTAGTGATCCAGCAATAAGTGGTCTACAATTAATATCATTAGCTTTTAGCTCGGCAATACACTTATCACGTTCTTGTAAAATAATTGGATAACAAAAACTAGAGACAAAATCACCTTCTCTTTCAGTTGGTGTAAATATATTAGACGAATATTTTAACCTATCATTATAATTATGAAAGTTATTATTCCGAATCTTTGCAAATCTATCAATTTTATCTACTTGATTAAGACCAATCTTCGCTTGAAGATCTGTAGCTCTCACATTCAAACCAGGTAGATAGAAAGTAAACAATCTATCAAAGTCTTTAATATTATTTCTCTCTGCAAGTTCTTTAGCAGTTGCTTCATCAAGGTCTCTATCCCAACCATGTGATCGTATCATAAGAAGCAGATCATTAATTTCTTTATCGTTAGTAGCAATCATACCACCTTCAATGGTTGAGATGTGATGCCCAAAGTAAGTAGAGAAAAAACTCATACATCCGAAGGTTCCAAGCTTTTGACCCTTATACTCTGAACCCATACTCTCACAGGTATCTTCAATTAATAAAACATCATACTCTTTGCAAAGATTAACAATTCGATCCATATTTGGAACTAAGCCAAGAACAGATACTAGAATAAATGCCGCTGGCTTCTCCTCTCTAAAAATTGACTCAAGATGATATAGATCTGCTGAAAGATCCTCCTGATTGCAATCAACAATAAGAGTTTCCATTCCTAGGATAAGAGGAGTACTTACATCAGTAGCCCAACTAACATCTGGAACAACAATCTTATTATTTTTTAGCTTTCCTCCAAACTTGAGAGCAGTAAGACCAAGCAAAATAGCGGATGAACCAGAATTGACAAACACAGAGTTGGCAGTACCAAGCCAGTTAGAGAATTTAGTTTCATATTTTTTAGTAAGTGGACCTTTAGTAAGTTGTGGGATTTCCTCTTGAGTGAGCCAGTCGACTAAATTAGCGACGTCTTCTTTATCAATAGTATCTGATACTAGATTGATTGCCATAGATTTATTATAACGTCTTTTCCCAGATTGCAAGTGTATGCTTAAAAGGATTATCAGGTATTCCCCTAACAAGATCAATCATTTGTTGAGCAATTTCACGAATCTCTTTTTGAGCATGCTCACTATTACGAAGCTTTTGAAAGTTAGCAAAACTTCTCATGTTAAACATAATATCAGATTGAATTTTACTATTATAGGTCTTAAAAAAGCGCGCACTTTCTTTAGCTCTTTTACGTCCAAGAGACGGTTCTAACGCTTTAATAGCCTCATGATATAAAGTATTGCCTGCTGCCGTATAAACTTCAAGTTCTATCTTCCATTCTTCTGGCCAATCGTCCGGAATAAAGGTCTTATCCTCTTTTAATTCTTTGTATCGCGCTGACTCAGCATTAAGCGAAGATAGTCTATGCTTAAGTAAATGAATATGACTGGCAATATCACAATCAACAAGGAAATGGACGCTACCCTTCTCAAAAGGGGTTTCGTGTCCCTCGCGCCAAAGCATGTTGATGAGCTTCGGAATTCTCTCTCTCTTCTTTTCATCTAATTCTCTACTAGTTGACGTCCATGCACTACATGCGATTATTTCGTCTGATCCATAATGTCCTAAAAGCTCAACCGTATTCATCTAAAGAGCATTATAAACTCGTTGCAGCCCATTTTCAAGAGGAATAAATTGGAATCCTGGAAAAAGTTCTAGCAACTTTTTATTAGAGCAATCCTTTCTATATTGACCATCCTTAAGCTTATCATTATCAAATTTTAATTCAAGATGTTTATTAAAAGTAGCATAAAGAGCAGCGCCAGCAATATCTCTAATTGATTTATTATCATCACAAACATTAAAGTCTGTCTTAACTACTCTATCAAGACATTTCATAATAATCTTTGCGAGATCTTCAGCATGAATAAATTGACGTAAAGGTGTACCGGTACCTAATAAAGGAACAGTACCATCACTATTTTTAATCTTCTTTAGTAGTGCAGTCACAAAATGAGCCTTTGTATCATCTTCAAAATTATCAAACTCACTATACAAGTTACTCGGAAAGATTGTAAAATAATCTAACCCTTTACTTTCACGTATAGTTTTAAGGTGTACTGTAAGCATTCTTTTTGCATAACCATACCCAAAGTTAGAAGAAGCAGGTTCTCCTATATGAAGCATATCTTCAGTCATTGGATAATTTTCTACTTTATCCGGATAAGCGCACGTACTGCCAATACCAATAAATTTCTTTACATTATATTTTTGTGCTTCTAGAACTATATTAGAATTTATTAAGAGATTATCTTGTAAAAACTCTACTGGGTTTGCTATATTATCTTGAATACCACCAACTTTAGCCGCAAGATGAATTACTGTATCAGGTTGATACTTTGCAAACATATTTCTTACATCAAGCTTTTTAGTAAGATTATAATCCTTTGAACCAACAAATATAACCTTACCATGCCAAATTTCATCCGGCGCGAACATCTCTTGTAGATGTTGACCAACCATTCCTGTTCCTCCTGTAACTAATATTTTCATATAATATCTGGTATTGTTTCTTCCGCTAGTCGATACTTTTTAGCTAATTCAAAGTTTTCTTTTATAGCGTCCATTTTACTTAAGTATAATTCCTTATTACAAGTTTGCAAGATATCAGGTAACTCTTTTACCTCATCATAACAAATCATACCGTCTGTATTGAAAAAATCACCGATAGAGGGGCATCCCCAGTATAAAGGTATAGTACCAGTTACAAAACAGTCTATAAGTTTTTCAGTAAACCAATAATCACGTTTAATGTTCTCTATACAAAAATGATATCTATAATCTCTAAGCCCCTCAATTTTATCTTTTAAAAATTTATAGCCTCCACCGAATACGTCCACTCTACTGTCCACACCAGCAATAATTTGATGACGTTGAATGTGGCCAGGATGCTGCCTTTTTGCTGATGCAATAATCGAAAACTCTTTCGTTTTACTATGTATACCCCAATCAAACTCATCAATCCAACAACCACCAAAAGGTAATTTAACAGCATTAGGACACGTTTCTAAAAGAACTTTATCATGAGTCCAGATAGCTTTAAATTTATTTGAATTTGTTTGAACAAAATTATACAAGTGTGGTATGTGATCCCACGCCTCTATCAACCATGCAATGTTTGAACTAGGTCTGTAAAGTGCAGATGGAATATCTATATCTGTCCAGACAACAATATCCTCAGAACTATACGTATCCTCTCTTACCCATTCAACTTTATCTGTAAGCTGCTTAGGTGGCATTGGATTATTAGAAAATATACAATGCGCAAAAGCAGAATCTTGTAAATATATTTTTAAAGCTTTAGCCATCTGTTTGGAATAATATCTTTAGGGTT